ACGGCGGCGTCCCGCGTCACGGTCGCCGCAGAGACGCCGAGCGCAGTGGCCAGATCCTTCAGCATCATCGACATAAGCTATTGACCCCTTGCGGAATTACGAAAACCCAGCACCAGCCACTAGCGGAATTTCGCGGTCGTTTCGCACCCGCGTGGGGAGGGGCTGGGAAGGACCCGTTCGCATGGTCATCAGCGGTTGAAGCGCGAGAGCGCGAAGGCCAGCTCGCGCTCGAAGATGGCAGGGAAGCGCGCCTGCATGGCGGCCACCACTGCCGCCTTGATGCGCCTGGCGTTGAACATCTGCGGCAGGTCGATGGTCTGCACCGGTTCGATCTGCTCGCCGTGCTTGCCGCCCCACTTGCGGCTGGCCATCTTGGTGCCGGGCTGCCTGGTGAACACCGTCCGCCCCTTGTTGCCGATGAACACATTGCGGATCAGCTTGCGCGGCTGCCCGCGCTTGATCTTGACGGTGACGCCGGCCTTGCCCGCCTTCGCCCCAAACCTGATGACGTTGGCAGAGCGCGGCTTCTCTTGCGCGTCGAGCGCGGCCTCGAGGCCCAGCCTGCCGTTGAAGAACGTGGCGCGCTTGATGCGCAGCCGCTGGCCCACGAAGCGCGTGTCGACCGCGAACTCCTGGCGGATCTCGCGGCTCATCTGCGTGCGGGCCTGGGCGATGGTGGCGTTGAGAGCCCGCGCCGTGGCCTTGTCGGCCACCTCACGCTGCAGGCCCTGCAGTGCACGCTGCACCTGGGGGAAGTTGGTCTCGATGGTGATGCGCATGTCAGGCTCTCTTGATGCCCACGGTGTGGCCGTTCTCTTCGGCATAGAAGCACCCCGCAGGGAAGCGCTGGCGCCGCAGCCAAGCGGCCGCAGCAGCCTCGCCCTGGGTCTGCACCATGGCCAGGTGCTGCCGACGGGCCTGCTGGCCTGCCTTGAGGGCCGCATCGACCTTCTCAGCCCCCAGCAGCAGCCTCAGCTCGGCCACCCATGCCGCTGTCTGCGGCATCGCCTCTCTCATTCCTTCCCTCTTCTCTTCAATGCTCATGGTCGTGTTACGGGTGTTTCGGGGGGCGTTACGCGGATAAGGCGCGTCGTTACTTGCGTTACGGTGTTACGCGTGGTGCTTCACACATGCGCACACGCGCCTGCGCATGTGTGTACGTGCGTGGGGTCGTAACAGCGAAACGCACGTAACCACGCGGGTTTGCGGCGTAACAGGGGTCGTAACACCCCGGGTTTGGCGTAACACGCGGGCCATCAGTTGGCATCCTCGAAGCGTGAGCTGCTGATGCTGCGGGTGTACTCGCGCAGCGTGGCCTCGAAGCTCTCCACGCCGTCAGCAGCCCAGGCGCCCTCGCTCAGCCCGTTGGGCGCTGAAAGCCCCCGCGGCAGCCAGCAGCGCACCGCACGCCGGCCATCAGCGCCATGCAGCTGCACCACCTTGTAGGCCAGGCGCGCGCCGTCTGGGTCGCTGCCGCTGTGTTCCTTGATCCAGCGGCCCACCTCGCTGGTGAAGGCGGCCTGGGCGGGCGGGAAGCGCTCGCCGCTGACATCGCACCAACGCCGGAACGCCCGGTACAGCTGCTCGGCCGAACACACCCGCAGAGGGAGCGGGAGATACCCCGCCATCCACTCATGGGCGAAGCGCTCGCTGGGGCGCCAGCCGCGCTGGATCAGCTCCTCCTTGGCCCGGGTCATGATGGGCTTCGTGTGGCGATCGAACCCATCCAGAGGGTAGGAGAGCAGGTAGTGCAGCCACTTGCGCGCGCCGTCAGCGGCCAGGAAGTCGCGCACCTTGAGGTAGAGGCCCTTTTCATCGGCCAGCGGCGTGTACACCACCATGTAGCGCCGGTCGCGCTCTTCCAGGGCCAGGGGCTGGCTCTCATTCGACAGGAACACCACGTTCGCGTGGTTGCTCTCCCAGCGCGTGGCCTGCTGGATCTCCCGGATCGGGAACTTCTGCTGCTGCGTCACGATCAGCTTGAGCCGATTCTTGTTGTGGTACATCTCCTGGCGGCTCACCACCTCGTCGCCGATGATCGCCAGCTTCTGGCTGAGCCAGCCGTTGAACTTGTCTTCGAGCTCGGTCTGGCCCACGGTGATGCCATACCTGTCGTACAGGTCGCGCCACACATCCCAGTACAGGTTTTTGCCAGTGCCCTGCGGCCCGTGCATGACGATGGCCGTCTGCATCTTGGCGCCCAGCTGCTGCAGCGGCAGCGCCTGCCAGCACAGCACCCAGTGCACGATGGCGTCGACCTCGTCGGCGTGCTCGGCGCTGTTGGCACACAGGTGGCGCAGCAGCTCGAGCATGGGCTGCACCTCGCGCGCCTCGCAGGGCAGCGGCTTCGTCTCAAGCCCGCCGAACAGCTGAATGCAGCCGTCGGGCAACTCTTCGCCCGGCTCGAACATCAGCTGCTCGGGCATCACGATGCGCCGCGTGGGGTTGTTGAGCCAGGCCTTCACCGAGTCAGACGTCAGGGCCAGGCGCAGCGCGTCCACTGGCAGGATGCGGTGGTTCTCTTCGTCCCAGACTGTCTTGGTGCCGTAGATCAGCACGAAGCGCTCCATGAGCTTCGTGTAGTTGCCCAGGTTGATGCTGCTGGGTTTGCGCTTGCGCGTAGCCCCTCCCCCCTTGGGCGCGGGTGCTCCGCCATCGGGTGGGGCAGGCGGTTCGATAGGCACGACGTTGTCAGGCTGCATGCAAAGCGTTTGAATTGAGCAGCGGCAGCACGTGCCGCAGTTGCCGCCGCACCGCGCCGATACCGTCGCGCTGGTGCAGGTCGTTGAAGTCGGTGTCCTTCTCGCCACGCGCGGGCCCGAACACCGGCCACGTGTACACACAGTTGTCGACGGTGCGCGAGCACTTGTGGGCCTTGTCTCGGCCCGGGTTGCCTGCGGTGCGCCAGTCGTCGTCGGCGCAGATCAGCAGCGGCGCGTGCGGGTACAGCGCGCGCAGCAGCTCGCAGGCCGGCTGCAGGTTGCCCGCATCCAGCGCCACGAACACCGGCAGCCGGCGCTCGACGGCCATGCGCAGGCTCAAGCCCGTGGCGTAGCCTTCGCACACCAGCACCGGCTCGCCCACGGCCACATGGCCCAGGCGCACACCCACGCCGGGCTTGCTGAAGCCCTTGCTGAAGCGCTTGGTTCCGTCCGGCCAGATGCGCTGCACAGCGCGCAGGGCCTGCTCGCGCGGCATGTCGTACCGCAGCAGCGGCACCACGATGCTGCCGTCGGGCAGGTAGCGGCAGGCCTCGGCGTCGACGCCCTTTCGCTGCAGGTAGCTGCTGGTGCCATCACGCGCGGCGGTGGCCCACAGCTCAGCGGCACCCATGGCGGCCAGGGCTGCCAGGCGCGCGCGCTGGGCGTCTTCTTCGGCCTGGCGGGCGCGGCGGCGGGCTTCGAGCTCGTCACGATCGGCCGCGCTCAGGCCGGCCCAGTCCACCGCCACCTTGTGGGCCTCTTGCCCGCGCCAGTCGCCGAACGAACCCACCACCACGTAGGCACCGCCCTGGGTGCGCATCTCACGCAGGGCGTACCACTGGCGCTTCTTCGGGCCGAACCGCACGATGCGCCCGCTCAGGTCAAGCCGGCCGGCCGGGGGCTCGAGGCCCGCGGCAACCATCTGGCCGACAACGTCCTGGGCGTGCATTCCCTGGCGCTCCCGGATGTCAGCGCTCGCCCGGGATTGCATTCCCGGCGATTCCCAAGCGCTCGGCCTTCTTGGCGAGCACGATGGCGGCATGCACTCGACGACGGATCTCTCGCTTCAGCAGCTGCTCGGCCCACGCACCCATATCGGTGTCCTCGGCGTCGGCCAGCAGCTGCAGGCCGGCGTGGTCGTCCGCGTCCAGCTTCAGGCGCAGGTCTTTGCGTTCAATGCTCATGGGTCACACGCTCACGTAGAAGAAAGAAGCCCCACACCCAGCCCAGCCTCGGCGCGCTCGCCCACGCCAGGCCGACAGGAGGGGTCGGCCAGCAGGGCCGGGTGCAGCGCATCGCTGCGCCAAGAAGGGGCAAACCGTTGGCGCAAGAGAGAACAACCCGCGAAGGGCCGCTGCTTACGGGCAGGCTGCATCGCGCGCCTCGTGCACCCGCAGCACATCGGCCAAGCGCCGCACTTTGGAATAGCCCGGGTCGCTCTCTCGCGCCTTGATTCGCAGCACTGTGTCGTAGCTGAGGCCGGCCTCTTCGGCAACGGCGCGCAGCGAGCCGGTTCTGGCTTGCAGCGACTCGATTACGGCCTCCAGAAGGTCGGTTTTGTTGCTCATTCTGCGACTGTAGGCAAACTTGCCTAAAGAGGCAAGGCGTATTTGCCAAGGCCTGCAGCGCACTATTCACAGATGAACAGCGCCGGGCACCTGGCTCGCCTGCTGGCGACCAACCTAGAGACCCTTATGCAGGTAAGGGCAGGCCTTCACACGCAGGCGGCTGTTGCCAAGGCTGCATCCGTCGACCAGCGCACCGTCGGCCGCATCTTGAAGTGCGAGCACGCCCCGACGCTGGCTCAAGTGGAAAAGCTGGCCAAAGCGTTTTCACTTCAGCCCTGGCAGTTGCTCGCGCCAGACCTGGACCCAGACGATCTACCCGTGCTGGTGCTCAATAGGTCTCAGTCGGAAGCATGGCGCTCTATACGCCTGGCTGCCGAGACGATCGGCAGATACAAACCACTGTCCTAGAGCAACCGCGTCAACGAGACCAGCTTAAAGCTGCCGCCCTCGCGGCGAATGACGCATGTGGTGTAGGCGGCTCGAGCCCCGTTGCCGATGGTGTACCGGCCGCCCACGCTCCAGGTGCCGTCTTTGTTGTCTACGACGGTCCACTGCGAGGAGTTGCCGAAATCAAATCCGGCCTGCCCGGTGATGCTCCGCTCAATGAATATCTTGCAGGCCGCGCGAATGCCGTCTGGCTGAGCTGTTGCTGCCATTGACGCGGCGAGCAGAACTGACGCGACCCACACCTTGGACTGTGTCTTTGCCATGACGGCACCTTGCCGTATCGAAACGGGCAAATTTGCCTTGACTGTTTAGGCATGTTTGCCTACATTGCGCCCGTCAACACGACGGAGGCGCCAGATGCCCACACAAGCCGAGCCCCGCGCAGCAGCCCTGCGCATAACGCCCAACGGGTGCGCGCTGTGATGCCGCCCCTCACCCGCGTAGCCCTGCGCGCCGCCGTGCTGCTGATGCTGCTGGCCACCCTGCTGTGGCTCGCCGGCTGCGGCGGCGGCGAAGACCTGTGCCGCGACGACTTCGTCGGCCCGCCCGCGCCCGGCCTTGAGCACCTGCCGCTGTGCCCGGCCGACGGCCGCCTGCGCATCACCCCGCCCAACTGCACCACCCACCCGGAGCGCTGCTCATGAACCGCCCCACCGCAAGCCAGATCGAAGCCGCCCACGCGCTGGCCGACTACCACGCCCGCCAGGTGCAGCGCCACGAACGCACCGCCATCAACGCCATGCTGGGCGGCGTGCTCGCCGTGCTGGTGGCCCTGGGCCTGGTGTGGGCCCTGCTCACCTGGGCCGACTGCACCGCCAGCGGCGCCGCCATGTGCACCATGGCCATCACGCCCACCCGCCGCAACCTGTGGCAGCGGCTGCTGCGCGCGGTGCGGCGCTACTTCAAGCTGTGGCAGATCCGCTGGGCCGAAGACGACGTGCGCGGGCTCGAAGAAGACCTCGAAGCCGCCCAGGCCTGGGTGGCCGCTGCGCCCGGCGTCATCCAGTACCGCCGCGCACTGCTCGACGCGCTGCGCGTGCAGACCATGAGCGACGAGCTCGACGGCCGGGTGCGCTGACATGGCCCGCACCGCTGCCAACGAACCCACGGCGCCCGAGCCCACGCGCGAGCAGCTCGCGCTGGCCTTTCGCCACATGGCCCGCCCGGGCTGGCCCAGCACGCTGGATGCCGCGCTGCAGGTGCATCACTACCGCATCTGCATCGTCGGCCTGGCGCGCCGCATGAGCCGCCCGGCCTGGACGGCGCTGCCGCGCCCGCTGCATCTGGTGGACAACGGCGCCACCGTGCCGCCCACGCCGGCCGAGCCGCCGAAAGTGGAGCGCACCAAGGGCCCGCTGCGCCACGGGCCGCACGCGCCCGGCACCACCAGCCTGGGCTGCTTTCCGCGGCGCGGGGCCAGCCATCTGCCCGCGGCTGACTTCAAGCGCCGCGCTGCCAACGACACGAAGGATTGATCATGGCTCTGAACAACCTGCAGACGCTGCCACTCACTACGACTACGCAAAGCACCGCAGACGCGGTCGCGCACCTGCGCCGCGCGCTGCACATCGCCAACCAGGCGGTGGTAGCCGATGTCGAGACGAACTGCCCCGCGCTGCGCAGCCCCTGCGGCAGGCTCACGTGGTACGACGTGCGCCCCATGCTCGACGAGCGCGAGCATGCGCCCCAGGTCGTGGACATGGCGCGCGAGGCCATCACCTACGGCATCGACGCCGGCCTGCTGGTGCGGCAAGAAGAGCACCCGCACTGGGTGCGCGTGGCACGGCCCGGGTGCTGACCATGCCCGCCAGCAGCAAGCCCCGCAAAGCCTACCGGCCGCGCCCGGTGGACGTGGACCCCACCCAGCTGGCCATCGCCCGCGCCGCGCTGGTGCCGCCGCCGCAGCGCGCGCTGCTGGTGCGGCCGGTGCAGCAAGCGCTCGACGGCCTGCGCACAGCCACCGGCGGCTGGCCGGCCTGGCGCGGCATGGCCGACGCCATGAACGTAGCCGAGCGCCTGGCGCTGGCCGGCATTGCCAGCGACCGCATGCCCGAGATCCAGCTCGCGCAGGATGCGCTGCAGGCGCTGCATGCCCGCCATGCCACCACTGGCAGCTGGACGCTGCGCGCCGAAGAGCTGCGCGCGCTGGACGACGGCGCCTTCTTCCACCGCGTGCAGCTCGAGCACTGCACCCAGGGCGAACTGCACGACGCCATCCAGGCCGTGCAGCGGCGCGTGGCGCAGGCGCTGGCAGGCAACGCGCCGCGGGATGCGCGGGTGTGCATCGGGCAGCTTGGGGCGGCAGCATGAGCGCCGCGGCCGAGCTGCTGCAGTGGGTGGCGCCTGCGCGCGATCTGCCCGATGCCGAGGTGCGCGTGCTGCTGTGGCTGCGTCAGGCCGATGGCAGCTGCGACTGGGATGTCGGGCACTGGACGGGCGCCGAGTGGATGCTCGACTGGTGCGGAGCACCGCCCGAGGGCGAGGTGCTGGCGTGGGCGCAGCCGGAAGGGCCGGCAGCATGAGCGCACGCCAATTCATCCTGCCGCTGGCCGACGAGCTGATGGTCGACCTGTTCGCCGGTGGCGGCGGTGCCAGCACCGGCATCGAGTTGGCCACCGGCCGGCACGTCGACATCGCCATCAATCACGACCCCGAGGCGGTGAGCCTGCACCAGGCGAACCACCCGCAGACGCGGCACTTTGTCAGCGACGTCTTCGAGGTCGACCCGCACACCGTCACCGAGGGCCGGCCCGTGGGCCTGCTGTGGGCATCGCCCGACTGCAAGCACTTCAGCAAGGCCAAGGGCGGCAAGCCGGTGAGCAAGAAGATCCGAGGCCTGGCCTGGGTGGTGGTGCGCTGGGCCAAGGAAGTGCAGCCGCGCATCATCTGCCTGGAGAACGTCGAAGAGTTCCAGACCTGGGGCCCGCTCGGCGACGACGGCCGGCCCTGCCCTGACCGCAAGGGCCTCACCTTCCAGCGCTGGGTGGCGCAGCTGCGCAACCTGGGGTACGCCGTCGAGTGGCGCGAGCTGCGCGCGTGCGACTTCGGTGCGCCCACCATCCGCAAGCGCCTGTTTCTGGTGGCGCGCCGCGACGGCCAGCCGATCGTGTGGCCGGAGCCCACGCACGGCGCCGGCCGCAAGCCTTGGCGCACGGCGGCCGACTGCATCGACTGGAGCCTGGACTGCCCGAGCATCTTCGAGCGCCAGCGCCCGCTGGCTGACGCCACGCTGCGCCGCATCGCGCACGGCATCAAGCGCTTCGTGCTCGAGGCCGCCGAGCCGTTCATCGTGCGCATCGGCCACACCGGGCATGGTGACGCCGGCAAGGACAAGCCGGCCACCGAGCCGCTGTCGACCATCACCAGCAAGGCCGAGCACTGTCTCGCGGTGCCGACCCTGGTGCAGACGGGCTACGGCGAGCGCGAAGGCCAGGCGCCCCGCGTGCCGGGCCTGGACAAGCCGATCGGCACGCTGGTGAGCGGCCAGAAGCACGGCCTGGTGGCGGCGTTCCTGGCCAAGCACTACGGCGGCGTCGTGGGCTCGAAGCTGAGCGATGCGATCGGCACCGTCACCAGCGTCGACCACCACTCGCTGGTGACGTCACACCTCGCCAAGCTGCGCGGCACCAGCAACAGCGCCGACACCGGCGAGCCGCTGGGCACGGTCAGCGCGCAGGGCATGCACCACGCCGAAGTGCGCGCGCTGCTGCTGGCCTACTACGGCACCGACCAGGCGGCCCAGCTCACGAAGCCGCTGCCCACGGCCACCACGCACGACCGCTTCGGCCTCGTCACCGTGGCCGGCCAGGACTACGTGATCGCCGACATCGGCATGCGCATGCTGCAGCCGCGCGAGCTGTACCGCGCGCAGGGCTTCCCCGAGAGCTACCAGATCGAGCGCGGCGCCGACGGCCGCCAGCTGAGCAAGGCCGCCCAGGTACGCATGTGCGGCAACAGCGTCTGCCCGCCGGTGGCTGCGGCCATCGTGCGTGTGAACTTCGTCGAGCGCGTGGCGCTGAAGGCTGCAGCATGAGCGCAGGCGACCGCTGGAAACTGCCCGACGGCCGCGAAGCCATCGAGCTCGACGGCAGCCGCGGCGGCCTGCTGCGCGTGGCGCCGATCGTGCCGGGCTGGCCGTTCCCGGCGCCGGCTGAGGTGGCAGCGCGCAGGATCTGCGAGAGGATGCCGTCGCGGTATCTGCACGGGCAGGTGCCGCGGGATGATGAGGCGCTGTTGTGAGGCCTGACGGGCCGCATGAGCGGGGCGCGTGACAGCGCCTGAAGATGCAACCATGCCGGCGCGCCTCCGCTCGATGCGGGTGTTAGGGCGCCGGCTCAGAAGCGAGAAGGAGCAGACGTGCAAAGAGCAGTGGACTACCTGAAAAGCAAAGAGTGGAGCATGGGCAACGGCCAATGCCCAGACTGCTACGGCGTGCCAGCAAGTTGGCACGGCCACCCGCTGCACATGAAGGCAGACGGCGTGGGGCACGAGGCAGATTGCACGCTGGCTGCAGCGTTGCGCGACCTGGGCGACAAGCCGCTGATGAAGGGCGAGTTCACCAGCGCCGTGGAGTTTGAGCACTACATCAGCGAAAGCGGCATCTACGTGACCAGGCCTAAGACGGCCGAAGGCTGCCCGCGCCACAAGGCTGAAATGCAGCGGCTGCAGCAGATTTGGCTGGCAGCGCTTGCCGACGAGAAAGCGCCCTAACGAGTAGTTATGCCGCCAGGGGAGAAACGAGATAAAGCTGAACTGCAAACAGGGCGAGCTGGCCGTGGTGGTGCGAGCAAAGAACCGCGCCAACATTGGCAAGATCGTGCGCTGCCTTCGCTTGGCAGAAGGCTGCCCGATTGAACGCCTATTGATCTCTGACTTTGATCACGGGCCTACATGGATTGTCGAACCGGCGATGATTCACAGCAACGGCCGATCCATGCCGTATGTTGCAGACATGAAGCTGCGCCCGCTGCGAGACAGCGACGGCGAAGACGAGGTGTTGCGGCTCGTGGGGCGGCCTGTTGGCGACCCTCAAGCGGCATAACGATCGAGTTAACGCCGCCGAAGGTCGGCGTTGAACGTTCGAGCTAAGTTGACCGATGCGGCGGCTGCCGCTGGTGACGAAGCGAGAACACGATAGCCCGCCGCAGCGGGTCAACTTGAGCGAGGGGTTCGGCCTCTCGTTCCGAAGCGAAAGGACGATGGAATGAAGACTGCGAAGTGGTGGATGGTGCATGCGCTGCATTGGGCGGTTCTTTACGGCGCGTTTGTGGCGCAGATTGACGGCGCGATGTACGTGCTGAAGTTCTTTGTGTGGGTGATGGCGCCGCTGTCGCTGTTCCTGCTGGTGGAAAAGGCCGCCCAAGACGCCGCGAAAGAGCCGCCGCTGCCGGCGGTGCGCGGCTGGTTCACTTGGACGCAGGCGTGGGCAACACTGGCGCTGCTGGTGTGGTTTGGCCACATTGCCAGCGGGCTGGCCTGGGGCCTGGTGATGGTGATGTCCGCGCTGCACCGAGACGCCACCAAGAAAGCACGCGCCGAACTGGCAGCCAAGGACGCCAGCGCCACAAGCGCCGCATGAGGCCGAACGATTGAGGAAAGCTGCCGCGCTGCGGTGGCGACGGAGCGCTGACCGCCACCCGCGGTCAGCTTGTGCGAAGGGTTAGGCCTGTGGCCGGAGCGAGAGGTGTGACATGAGGCGTGTTCTTGGCTGGCTGATGCTGGCAGCAGTGTTCGGCGGCTTGTTTGCCGCGGTTGTCGTTGCTAAGGGGTGGATGCTGGCGGCGTTTGCCTTTGGCGTGGCCATCGCGCTGACCGCGATCATCTACGTGGCCGTGGAATGGATTGTTGGATAGGGCCTAACGGGCCGGGTAAGCCGCCCGGAGGGTCGGCTTACCCGGGTGTTAGCCGGCCGGTGGAGGACGCGAACGATCTATGAGCGCGCGCAGCCACGCCAGCCCGTGCGCGTCGATCTTGGCCCACTGCGCAGCCGTGAGGCGGATTGAGCGTTGCACCAGGCGCTGGTCTTCAGGCACGGGTGGGCGACCGCCAAGATTTTTTTGCTGTTCCATGCGGGGAGTATAGGTGATTCAACAACTTATGCGTAGGGGCTTGTGCTGCTTTAGTTTCTGTGATTCAATAACACCCATCGACACACCAACCGGAGAGCAACATGCAAGCCAAGCAAGACACCGTAACCATGACCTGGCAAGCCAACGGCCGCAACTGGCGCGAGCTGCGCTGCTGGAACGGCCGGGGATTCCAGTACTTCACGCAGTACGAATACGCGCCGGGGCTGTGGCTGTGAGCGAGGGCCGAAGGCCCCCTGAGCAGGGGCGCAAGGTGATCGACTTGGCGCAGCAGCGCCACAAGCGCCTGGTGCTGGCCGAGTTTGACCGCCAGCAGCATCAGGCGGACCGCGAGGCCCGCGAAAAGCGCGCGGAGGTCGAGCGCCTGGCTCGGCATCGCGTGTGACGGCTAACACCAAGCTGAACGGCCCACAAGGGCCGGCACGAAAGGACGAGAAATGAGCACACAGCAGCCCGGCCCTTGTGGGTCCGATTCGAGCGCCGTGTTAGGCCACGCTGGTGGCGAAGCGAGGAAGTGATGGCAACAGGCTACTGGATGGAGAACGCAATGCAGCCCGGCCGGCATGTGCTGGTGGACTGCGGGCCGTGGAGCGAGCCGACGACGCAAGAGCGCTTCAAGCGGCTGCGCGAGCGCGTGGCGCTGCGGAACTTTGAGCGCGTGGGCAATGACAGGCTGGTGGTGCGGTTGCCCCCGAAGGTGGCGCCGACCGTCCTGGCCGACATGCCAGAGATTCAGCCAGGCGCAGCCGGCTACTGCTGGTGCACGCACGGTTTTTGCGTGGCCTAACGATTGAGGAAAGCTGCCGCGCTGCGGTGGCGACGGAGCGCTGACTGCCTACCGCGGTCAGCTTGTGCGAAGGGTTAGGCCTGTGGCCGGAGCGAGGAAACGATGAGCGACCTACTAGCCCGCATTCGTGCGGCACAAGTGCAAGCGGCTGAGGAAGCGGTGATTGCCAGCATTCCCGCCGACTTGAAAGAGCACATGCGCAAGGCCGACGAGGCCTTCAAGGCGCGCGGCGGCTGCAAGGGCTGCGGCAGCATGGTGCTGGCGGTGCATCGAGGCGGCTGCCCGACGCTGCGAGAGCCGGACTTCTACTGAAGGCCTAACGTGGAGCTAACCGGGCGCCCGCTTGGCGGCCCCGGAGCGTGACACGCCGTTGGCGCTCCGGTTGAGCGCAGGGTTAGAACTCTGGTGGAGAAAGCAATGCACCTGTGGGAAGTGGATCACCCGTACTACTGCAACGAGGGCAACTACTACGCCAGCGAGTCGGTGTGCGATGAGTACAAGTCGTGGGCCTCGTTTGCCGAAACCTACAAGGACGCCGACATGGACATGAACCTCGTGTTCCGGTGGGACTGGCGCGAAGGCAAAGACTGGGGCCTCGGCCCGTTCACCGGGGATGTGCACTACCGCAACGGTCGTCTGCTCATCTTCTGGATGGGCCAGCGCAAGGGCCTCTATCGCTATTCGACGGTGGAGGTGTGCCGGGCCGATGAGCCCAGCGTGCGCGCGTTCTTGCTGCCGCGGTGGGAGCACCTCAAGACCCTGTGGGAGCCGCTGAGTTCTAACGTTAATTCGACCGCAGGAACCGCGGCGTAACACCGACCACCATGCCCATCACCCAGGCGCCGCCCACCAGCACGAGCATTACGCGCCGCACCAGCGCCGCGTTGAGCTGCGAGCCGGCCAGCGCGCGCCTGGATGTCCCGTTGCCCAGGCCGAGCGCCACGCCCGAGCCTGGCCAGCGCGGCCACCTGCAGCACCTGCTGGTGTCGGCCATCCGCACGCGCCACTACAGCCGCCGCACCGAGCAGGCCTACTGGCACTGGACGCGGCAATTCGTGCTGTGGAGCGGCAAGCGCCACCCCATCGACATGGGCGCGCCCGAGATCGGCCAGTTCCTCAGCCACTTGGCCACCGAGCGCAACGTCAGCGCCAGCACCCAGCGCCAAGCCCTGGCCGCGCTGCTGTTCCTGTACCGCTGCGCCCTGCAGATCGAGCTGCCCTGGGTCGACGACATCGTGCGCGCCAAGCAGCCCCAGCGCCTGCCGGTCGTCCTCACCCGCGACGAGATCGCCCGGCTCTGGCCGCAGATCCCGCAGGCCTCGCGCCGCGGCCTGGTGCTGCGCCTGCTGTACGGCACTGGCATGCGCCTGCTCGAGGGCCTGCGCCTGCGCGTAAAGGATGTCGACTTCGCCACCGGCACCATCACCGTGCGCGCCGGCAAGGGCGACAAAGACCGCACCGTGATGCTGCCGCAGAGCCTGGCGCCCGAGCTGCGCGAGGTGCTGGCCGAGCGCGAACGCTGGCACGCCGTCGATCTGGCCACCGGCCACGCTGATGTCGAGCTGCCGCACGCGCTGCACCTCAAATACCCGGCCGCGCCGCGGCAGCTCGGCTGGCAGTTCCTCTTTGCCACCGAGGACTACGTCACCTGCCCGCGCACCGGCGCCATCCGCCGCCACCACCTGCACGAAGACGGCATCCAGCGCCTCATGGCCAAGGCCGTGAAGGCGGCACGCATCCACAAGACGGCCACGCCGCACACCCTGCGCCACAGCTTCGCCACCCATCTGCTGCAGGCGGGCTATGACATCCGCACCATCCAGCAGCTGCTGGGCCATGCAGACGTCGAGACGACCATGATCTACACCCACGTGCTGCCCGCCACCCAGGGCGGCCGCGGCGTGCTCAGCCCGTTGGACACACTGGCCGCCTGAGCATGCCCACCACCTGGTCGCTCGACGATGCCGCCGCGGCGCTGAAGACCAGCGCCGAGACGGTGAGCGACTGCATCCACAATCGCGGCCTGCCGGCGGCGCGCATCGGGCGCGCTTACGTGCTGGTCGACGAAGACGTCATCGCCTGGGTTCGCACCCAATACGGCAGGTTTCAGGGGGACGCATGCGGCTCTATCAGCGCGGCCAACGAGGCACGTGGTGGGTTGACCTCGGCGAGATCGCAGGCCAGCGCGCTCGACGCAGCACTGGCACCAGCGACCGCGCCGCGGCGGCGGAATACGCCGCCACCCTTGCGCGCGATCTCTGGCGGGCCCGCCGGCTCGGCGAAGCCCCCGCGGTGACGTGGGACCAGGCCGTGGTGGCCTGGCTCGAGGAACACCAGCACCGCCGCAGCATCGAAGAGATCAAGCGCGTCCTGCGCTGGCTCAGCGCCCATCTGCGCGGCCGCATGCTGGCCGAGATCACCGATCCCGTCATCCGCCAGCTCAGCAAGGCCCGCAAGGCTGAGGCAGTGAACCGCCGCGAGATCGCGCGCGCCGTCGCCGCCGGCCGCACCCCGCCGGAACCCAAGCCCACCAGCGGCGCCACCGTCAACCGGCACATGGCCCAGCTCAGCGCCGTGCTGCACTACGCCCACAAGCGCGGGTGGCTCGACGCCGTGCCACCCATCACCAAGGCCGCCGAGCCGGCCAAGCGCGTGGCCTGGATCACCCACGAGCAGGCCGCCGAGCTGCTGGCCGAGCTGCCGCCGCACCTGCGGGCCATGGCGGCTTTCGCGCTGGCCACCGGACTGCGCGAAACCAACATCCGCCTGCTCACGTGGCAGCAGGTCGACCTGCCGCGCGCGGTGGCGTGGTTCGAGGGCGACGAGATGAAGGCCGGCAAGGCCCACAGCGTGCCGCTCAATACCGAGGCGCTGCAGGTGCTGGGCCTGCAGCACGGCCAGCACAAGCGCTGGGTCTTCCCGGTGCCGCGCTGGGAGCCGGCCGAGAAGCCCGAAGACAAGCCGCGCCAGGTGGCCGACGCGCCCACCGGCAAGATCAGCAGCGCCGCCTGGCGCAAGGCCTGCACCCGCGCCGGCCTCCCGTGGCTGCGATTCCACGACCTGCGCCACACCTGGGCCAGCTGGCACGTGCAGTCAGGCACGCCGCTGGCGGTGCTGCAGGAGCTGGGCGGCTGGGCCAGCCTGGCCATGGTGCAGCGCTACGCCCACCTGGGCCGCAGCCACGTGGCGCAGTGGGCCGGCAACCTGGCCGGCGGTGGCACAACTCTGGCACAACCTGCGCCGCCGGCACCAACGAAAACGGCCCCCGAAGGGGCCGTTCACGAGGGGGAACCGATGGGGTGGCTGATGGGACTCGAACCCACGACGACCAGAATCACAAGACGTTCCCGGGCTGCCGACGTGTTGCAGATCAAGGACTTACAGCGCCGCCGCAAGCCGAAAGCTGCCTGACCTCGGCACAACTCTGGCACAGGCCGGCACACTCGGGCGCAGCTACGGCACAGCCGCCAGCGCCGCCGCCCTGCACTGCCAGTACAGCCCCACCACCTCGAGCAGCTTGCGCGTGGTGTCGCCGAAACTGTCGCCCGCCAGCGGCGTGAGCTCAGGGCACGCCGCCACCACCAGCGGCGCTGCCGGCGCCAGCTGGGCCGAGCGCGGCATTGATGCGCTGCAGCTGCTCAGCAGAATGGCGGCAGTCACGGTACACAGTGCGCACTTCGATCTCACGCTCGACCTCCTGGCGGATGGTGGTGTGCCGCACCTGCATGCGGGCGATGGCCTCGGCGGCCGCCGTCGCGCTGGCCTGCCCGGCCTGCTGCGCCAGGCGCTCAGCGCGCGCCTCTTCGGCCTCGCAGCCGGCCCGGCCGTCCTGGCGGCCTTGCCAGTAGGCACCGCCGGCCACCACGGCAGCCAGCAGCAGCGACCAGGGCAGCGTCACGGATAGAACACGCGCCGCCCACTGCGCGGCGGGCGCAGCTGCACGTGCGCCCAGCCCTTGGTGGCCGCCGGGTGCTCCATCCACAAGGCCAGATCCCGCAGCACGGTGTCGGCGTTGGCCAGCAGCCACTCGTCGAGGTCGCCATCGGGGTCGAACAGGTCGATGGCCAAGCACTGCATGTGCAGGCTGCGCGCAGCCGCGCCAGGCGTGGCGCCGTTGATCTCAGGCGGCCGCCAGCCGCTGCTGACGATGCTGCCTGTGCGCGGGTTGCTCTCCAGGCTCACGCCGGCCGTCTTGGCCAGCACCAGCAGCGCATTGGCCGTCTCGACGGTGCGCGCCGCGTTGGCCCGCAGATCGCTGCCCAGCAGATGGCCGTGCGCTCTGTCGCGGCCCATGTAGTAGTCGGCCAGGGTGATCATGATCTCTCTGCCTCCTGCAGCTCACCGTGCGCCGAATCCAGGCGCGTGCCGGGTGGCGCCGCGTAGCGCCACCGCCAGGCGCCGGCCAGCAGGTACACGGCCACGCCCAGCGCCAGGGCGAACTTGCCCGCCTCACCCGGTAGGAACAGGCCGCCGGCCAGCCCCAGGCCTATGACCAGGTGCGAGCCGAAGACGGCCGGGTCTGTGACGCCGCGCTGCATCTGGTTGACGCGGCACAGCACGCTCCACAGGCCCGCCATCAGCAGCAGGGCCGTGCACACGGTGATGGTCATGGTGAATCGCCCTCATTGCGCCGGGGTTCCGCGCGGCGTCGCAGGCTCCACACCCATCGCGCCACGTCTACCCAGCTATGCCCGATCGCCGGCAGCAAAAACGCCACCGGCAGCAGCAGCCCCGTGGGCTGCACGACTGCAGCCGCCGGGACCATGGAACTCAGCACGCTGGCCAGCACCTGCGCCGTGGGCACGGTGATGCCCAGGGTGGCCACCAGCGAGGCCACCACGAAGGCGACGAGGTGCCCGCGCGACACCGGCGGCATGCGCCACACGCCCACCATCACGCCGCCGAACCAGCCGAGCATGATGGCGCCATAGGCACCCACGGCCAGCGCGAAGTCGGGCCCCAGGGCGGCCGTGGCCAGCAGCACGGCCACCGACACGATGCCGGGCACTTGTTCATCGGGCGCCATGGCCACCTCCATCTGGTTGTTCAAGCCGCTGCGACATGGCCGCGGCCAGCAGCAGCAGCAGCCACAGCCCGATGGCGCCCAGCGGCACGTCGAAGCGGGCGCTGCACTGTTCCTGCCCAGGCAGCACCGGCCAGGGCGCGGCCAGCCACAGCATCGAGCAGCCGACGGTGAGCGCCTGCCACACGGCCACCAGCGCGGCGCAGGCCCACACCCAGCCGCTGCGGTAGGCGTTGCACACCATGCCCAGCAGCACCAGCACCACCATGGCCTGGCTCACGTTCCAGACGTCGACCTGCGCGTCGATGGCGGCCTGTTTCCAGGCGTACTGGGCCACGCCACCCACCAACAGCAGGCCGGCAGCCTCTGGCAGGTAGCGGCGTGCCGGCATCATCGCGGCGTACCCGGGCGCGGGCCGCCGCCGCTGAGCGGGCGCACCAGCGTGTCGAGCCAGGGCTCACCGGGCACGCGCATGCGCCAGGCGGCGAACAGGATGCCGGCAACGGCGCCGGACAGGAATAGCATGGTTTCGATCATGGGAAGGCTCCAGGGTTAGCGCTTAATGAGGGTGACGTACAGGTCAGGCGCTTTGTGGATCACCGGCTCGTAGAAGATGCCGACGCCAGGCTCGTCACCTTTCCAATAACAGCCAATGCGGTACGTAGTGCCAGCCAAGACGCTGAAGCGCGCCGCCAGCGTGTACGCAGCCCGCGTCCGGTTCATTGACGAGGTGGCCTGCACCTTGTTTGGGTTTGTCAGGTCGCCCACGTCGAAGAGGTATTCGCCGTCACCCAGGCTTGTCAGTGCAGATGGCGGCTGGCAGGCGATGCCAATGGTGCCGATGCCCCAGTCGCCAGTGCTCGTGCTGGTGAGCGATGCGTCCACCTTCATGGTCACCTCAGCCACTGAGTCGACAGACGGCGTGAACTCGACGCCATCCACCAGCACTGGCCCGCCGCGGTCACCTTTGGGGTAAGTGCTCGTGCTGGTCGGGATGGTCAGGATCTGGGTCGCGGCGCCGCTGGCGATCTGTCCCGTGTCGACACTGTTCAAGGTCGCCAGCGCACCCAGCCGCGCCTTGGCGTTGGCGTTGATCTTGTCGAGCACGGCCTGGCGCGTGGTGTAGACGTCTGCGAACTTGCCCCGGAAGGTGGCGCCGACGATGGTGGTGTTGCCGGCTAGGTTGTCCCAGGCCACGGGCGTGGTGAGCGTGGCCAGGTAGGCCACAAGAGCGGTGACCGCCGCCTCGTATGCGGTCTTCTCGGTGGTGACCGCGTAATTCAGCGCCTGCGCGCTGATGCCCGGCTGCTCGGCCACGATGACGTCGCGGTCCAGGATGACGCGCGGCTTTTCGTCGGGCGTGAGCAGGCTGTCGCTGGCAATGCTGGCCAGCGTGGCGTTGGCCGTGTCGGCGCCGCCTTGCGCGGCGGCCGCGGCGGCCGCCGCAGCGCTGGCCGCCGCCTGGGCGGTAGCGATGCCCGCATCGCGCGCGTCTACCCACACGCCCGCCAGACGCACATAACGGCGCTCGCCGTTGTCCGAATCCAGCCATTCGTCGTTGTCTTGCGACACGCCCGCACCGGGCGGGTCAGCCTGGCGCCAGATGATCGGCGCCCGCCGCCCGCTCACCAGGTGCGTGATCTGCCGCCACGGGCTGCGCATGCCCAACGTGTTGACGGCGCGCGCGCGGATGGCGACCAGGCGGCCGATGCGCTGGCCGAAGACATCCGCCGCCACCGCCCGGCCGGCCAGCGGGGCGATGGTGGGCCAGTCGCCGGTGGGCAGGCCGCCGTACACCTCGGCCACCTGCACCTCGATGCTGCCGCTCTGGCGCACGGCCTCGCTGGCGACGGCGTCCCAGGTGACGCGGATGCGCGCCATGCTGGAGCCGTCGACCTGCGCCACGCCGCCGCTGGTGGCGGCCAGGCCGGCGATGGCCGGCGGCGCCGCGGGCCGCGGCAGGCCGGTGTTGGGGCTGGTGTTGAGCAGGTCGAAGACGGCGTCGGGCGTGTAGATGGCCGCGGCGGTTTCGCGCAGGGTGAGCAGCACGCCGCCGGTGAGGCTGAAGCGCCAGCCCATCACCTCGAAGAGCTTCCCGGCCCAGCCGAAGCGCGGCAGGGTGACGCTGACCACGTCGAAGAGCTCGAGGCTGTACGCCCGCAGGTTGCACGGCAGCGTCAGCGTGAGGCCCTCGCGCGCCTCGCGCAGCAGCACGCCGCACACGTGCTGGGCATGCACCGCGCGGGTGACGCCGCCCAGCTGCAGCTCGGTGGGCAGATCGCGGCCGTCGGCGGCCACGTAGCTGTCGGCGCGCACCTCGGGGCCCGGGGTCTGCACCCAGCCCTGGGCCGCGTCGGCGTAGGTGGGGCGCATGATGTTGACAGCGTCGGCCGTGGTGGCGCCCGGCGTCACCTGGATGGCCTCGGCGCTGGTGACCCAGTCTTCGGTGATGCTGGCCACCGGCGCGCGGTACGCACCCGCCCGCACGCTGAGCCGGCCGCCGGCCCAGCCCCACTGTCCGGCCATGGCCTCGCAGATTTCGCTGAGCGCCTCGTCGGGGTTGCTGTCGAGCGGGATCACGATGCCGCACTGGTACAGCGGCAGCACCACCGGGCCGCCGCTGGGCAGCGCAAAGGTGGTGGACACGTCGCACGCATTCGCCGCGGCCGCAAAGGCGGGCTCGTTGAGCTCGGCCGTGACGCAGCCGCCGCCGTAGGCGTAGAGGGCCCAGTCGCGGGCGATCAGCGCGGGGTTCTCCGTCCAGGCGGTGGTGCTGGTGCGCGGGTCGAACACGCGCGCGCCGCGCATGACGGCGCTGATGCTGGGCACGCCACCCGGGAAGGCATCTTGATCGAACTGCAGGGTTACCAGCAGGCAGGCGATGCCCTCGAAGCGGTCAGACGTCTGCACGGCCGAGCCCACCAGGGGCTGCAGGTCGGGGTACAGGTTTTGGCCCGGCGCGCCGGTGTAGGCGCGCACGCGGGCCTTGCTGCTGGTCGTCTCCAGCTGGAACTGCACGCGCCAGTCGCCGTCGATCGGCGCGCCGCTCACGCTGAAGGTGGTGCCGGTCAGCGAGCCGGCCAGGGTGATGTCGGTGGCCGAGTCGCTGCCTGGGTTGGTGGTGAACACCGCCACCGGCGTAGTGCCCGCCACCGGCACGCCGGGCAGCACCACGCTGCCCGAGCCGCTCGACACCGGCATGGTGACGGTGAGCGATTCGCGCGTGGTGAGCGAGTACGGGGCGCTGGTGACGTTGCCCGCGAGGTCGAGCGTGACGGGCTTGTCGTCGAACCAGATTTCCTCGATGGCGTCGACCTGGTGCCCGGCCAGTGCGATGACGAGCGTGTAGAACTCGCTGTTGGCGCCGTGGGTCTGCTTGAAGAGCACGCCGTCGACGTTGCGCACGCGGCCATAGACGCGGCTGCGCGCGGCCTGGGCGGTGGCGGTCATCACCAGGCGGTCGGACACGCTGGCGTTGAAGGCATCGCGCGCGGCGCGCTGCTGCTTGCGGCGCTGGTGGTTGCCATAGCCGATGCTGGCCACCGCAAACGCCGTGTAGGTGAGCGTGGTGATCTGCGCCGCCGTCAGCACGCTGGTGGCCGTCAGCGTGTTGGTGGCGATCCAGGCTGCTACGGTTTCAGGCACTGGGCATCTCCATCGGCTGCGCCGTGCAGCGCCAGGCGCGCACCACGGCATCGGCCGGCACGGCCACCACGCCCAGCGGCGCCGCCGCGTGCCAGGCGGCACCACCCCACACGGCCAGCGCGGGGCGCTCGGGGTCGTGCTGGCTCAAGCCCACGTCACCAGGCTGGGCCAGCGCCACGGGCACCACGCGGCCGGCGCGGCGGATGGCCACACCCGCCACGCCACCGAAGCGGGCCAGCACGCGCGTGGCCTCGGCGGCGGTGCTGTACGTGCCACGCAAGTCGGCGGCGGGGTCGTGGCCCGTCACGGCCAGCACGGCATCGGCGGCGAAGAGGCAGCAGTCGTGCACACCCCACTCGAAGGGCTGCGCCTCGCGCGCGGCGAACAGTGCCGCCAGCCGCTCGGGCCAGTCGCGCAGGCGCTGGGTGGGCAGGTGCGGGCTCATTGGCGGAAGTAGGCCGCGGCGGGCCAGCGGTCTTGCACCTGCGCCTGGCTGAGCACGTAGCGCAGGCTGGTGTCGCCGGGGTGCAGGCGCTGCTGGTCGCCGTCGGTGTAGCGCAGCGGCTTGGGGCGGCGGAAGGTGTCGCCGCGGTGCACGGCCACCACGCCAATGGTGCAGTCTTCAGCGCCGTGGCTGATGGGCATGCTGTCGAGCGTGCCGGTGAAGATGGTCGGCGCGTCGAGCACGGCGTGGGTGGCGGGGTCGAGCACCACCATGCGCAGCACGCAGCCGGTGCCGCGCACCTGCTCGCTCAGCGCCAGGGCGATGCTGTCCAAGGGCACGCCGCTGAGGGTGAAGCGCAGGCCCTGGGTGCTCTGCACTTCGTCGGTGACGGCCTCCACCGCGCCCAGCGTGCCGGTGCCCCAGTACAGATTGCCCGCCCACGAGATGGCCACGCTGCCGGTGCACAGGCGCACGGGCGGGTCGAAGGCCAGATCGAGCAGCAGCGCCATGGGCACCACGGGCCCGGCCAGCACAGCCTGCGCGGGTGCGGTAACGCTGCGCACTACCAGACCTCCACGAGGTCGAGCGCGGTGCTCTCGATGACGCCGGGGCGGCGCACCGGGCCGGCCTGCATGGCGGGCAGCACCATCTCGACGGTGGGGCGCAGCCACGTCACTGCGCTGGCCGATGCGATGACACCCCGCGCGCGGTTGATGACCGGCACCACCAGCGCGCCCGCATCGTTGGCGGTGCAGTTGGCGGCCACCATGAACAGCTGGCCGCCGGCGCCGATGAAGTCGCCGGCCAGCAGGGTGGCAGCGCCGGGCCATGTCAGATCGACGGCGCCGGGCTTGATGGCGCACACGTCCCAACGCACGGCGCGCGTGCCGGTGGCGCCCGTGGCGCTGGTGAGCAGCCGCACGGTGCACTGCGTGGTGCCTGCCGGCGCGGTGGACGTGGCGCCGAAGCGCGTAGGCGTGCCGGTGACGGCGATGGTGGCCACTGTGCCCCCGCCGATGATGCTGCCGCCGCTGTTGCGCCACTCCACCGCGATGCGGGCGCTCTGGTTGGGATCGCCCCGCACGTTGGCCAGAAAGGTGTAAGGCCCCGGCGCCAAGCCTTGCACGCCGCGCTCGACGCCGGCCTCGTGGCTGGTACCGAGCGCGCCATAGTTGGCCGACATGCCCTGCTCGAAGGCACCATCGTCCTGGCCGCCGCTCTCCATGGTGTAGACGACGCTGGTGACGCTGCCGATGGTGACGGCAGCCCATCCATCGGCGCGCCCGTCGGCGTTGGTGTCGAACTCGAAGCTGCCGCCCAACATGACGCTGCCGCCAGTGGCGTTGGCCAGCGTCAGCGACGTGGCGCCGCGGGTGGTGGCCAGGCCCAGCGTGGGCGCGCCGCGCAGGCTGCCGCGCGGGGCGCCGCCGGTGTGGAAGGGCCACACGCGCACGCGCTCCACGCCGCCGGCCAGCAGGTTGGCAAAGACGCCCACCCCGCGCGGGTCGTGCTGGAACTGCGGCGCCAGGCTGCAGCTGAGCACCCAGCGCTCGGCGATGAAGTCCACAGCCTGCAGCGTGCCGTTGAACGGGCTGGCGAACTGCGCGCCGGCCTTGCGCAGCGAGAGCTCGGCCACCTGGGGGATGAGGCCTGCCGGCCAGTCGATGGTGGCCATGGCTACAGCACCCGGGCGGCGCGCAGCCGCTGCATGATGGTGGATTCGACGTGCTGCATGCCCAGCTGCACGGCGTTGGTGACTTCGCCGCGGGTGACGCTGGCCGCCACGTTGACGGTGACGGCCATGCCGCCCAGCGCGTGGTTGGGCACCACGGTGCCGGCCGAGGCCGGCATCACGATCTCGGGGCCGCGCTCGCCCACCAGGTAGGCGCGGCCGGCCGACACCGGGCCCCCGTTCGCCCGGGCGCCGCCGAACACGCTGGAGCCCAGAAAGCCCAGCAGGCCGCCGAACTCGCCGGTTTTGCCGTAGTTGCCGAAGAGCGCCTCGCCCAGCTTGGCGGCCAGCGCCTGGGCCACCATGCGCTGCAGTAGGTCTTGCCAGATCTGGCCGATGTCGTCAGCGTTGCCCTTGATGACCTGCAGCACGCTGTCGCCCAGGGCGTCTTGAATGTTGCGGGCGGCTTGGCTGGCGAACTCGCTCACCTGGCGCAGCGGCTCGGCCAGCTTTGCGAATTCTGGAAACTTGAAGTCACGCAGGCTTGTGGAGATTTCGTCGACGCCCTTGCCGTACGTGCGCAGCCAGGTGTTCAAGCTGATGAACTCCTGGGAAAACAAGACGTCGGCCCGCGCCCGCTGCTTTGCCAGTCGTTCTTGTTCGGTGCTGAGGCTTTCGGTCAGACGCAGCCCCTCGGCCCGCAGGGCGTTGAGCTCTTCTTCGATCTTGGCCTCGCTGCGCCGCACATCGAGGCCGCGCGCCAGCGCCAAGGCCTGCGCGGCGACACCCTTCTCGATCACGCCGTAGAGCCCGCGATTGATGGCAATGCGCAGCTTTTCTTCTTCGCCCACCTGCCGCGTGGCCAGCAGCTGGTCGCGCAGCTGGTCGACGTAACGATCGAGCGCGATGGCCTGCTGGCGTTGCCGTTCTCCCGCCTTCTCATCGATGAAACCCAGGCTCTCTGTCTGGCGCAGGCGCCCGCCCCCCTCGTTGGCCGGCCGGCCTTTCTTGTCGGCCAGCGTGATCTTCTCGAGCTGCGCCAGGTAGTCGGCGGCGGCCGACTGCAGGCGCTCGTAGTTGCGGATGGTCTGGCGCGCAGAGTCCTCGGCCAGGAAGCTGCCCTGCCCGCCGGCCAAGGTAGCCCGGGCGCGCGCCACGGCAGGCTCCATGCGCTCGGCGGCCGTCCTGAGCCCGTCGATCTGCCCGCGCAGCGCGCCCAGGTCGGCCTGCTTGGCAAGGCCGGCAAAGAAGCCGCCCGGGTTGCGGGCCGCCTGGTTCAGCACCTCCAGCAGGCTGTTCATCGACGGCAGCAGCGCGCCCGCCACCGCACGGCCCGCGTCGGTGGCGTTTTTGGCGAACTGCGCCAGCTTGATGTTGAAGGCCTCGGCCTCGGCGGCTTGCTTTTCGGTGACGGTGGCGTTGAGCTCGCCGCTCCTGGCCAGGTCGGCCAACAGCGGCGCCACCTGGCCGAGGCTGCGCCCGAACAGCTCCATGCTGGCCCGGGCCTTGTTGCCGTCGTCCGGGAAGCGAGCCAGCGCCACGGCCGTCTGGCGCAGCGCCTCGGCCGGGTCTTGGTCTCGCAGATCCGCGAGGCTCAAGCCCAGGCGGCGGAACACCTCGGCCGCGGCGCTGCCAGGCTTGGCGCCGGCCAGCGCCTGGTTGAACTTGACCAGCGCCGCCTGCACCGTCTCGAAGCTCGTGCCCGTGCGGGCCGCCACGTCCTCGAGCGCGCTGAGGTTGCCGATGCTGGCACCGGTGGCGTCCTTCAGGTCGTTGAGCCGGTCGATGCCGTCGACCACCTGCTTGAAGTAGGCCGTGAGCGACACCCCGCCCAGCACAGCCGCCAAGCCGCTGGCGACCGCTGAGAAGCTGCCGGTGAGGGCCTGCGCCTGGCCGCTGAGCTGCTGCAGCCGGCCGCGAACGGCCTGGAACGCGCCAGCGGTCTCGTCGGTGGCGCCGATGGCAATGCGTGCGCGGGTCATGCCTCAGGCCCTCCCGGCAGCAGCGCCATGAAGTCGTCCACCGAATGGATGCCGGGGTCGGCAGGCGCGTCGTCCCAGGGGTCGAGCGGCATAAAGTCGCGCGGCGCCCAGGTGCGCGCATCGCGCCGGCGCAGCGCGCCGTTGGTGGCAGCGGCCAGCAGCTCGGCGTGGCGCAGGGCATCCCAGCGCGGACCGATGCGGTGCGCGTCGAGCCAGGCGTGCCACTCGTGGAATTCCTGCGCGCTGAGGTTGCGTTCGAGCCATGCGACGGTGCATCTGAGGTGACTGGCCAGCTCGTAGAGCGCGCGGCGCTGCGGGCTGGCCTTCAGCCGTTTTTTGGGGCATCCAGGCCAGTGAGGCGCAGTGCACAGTCGGCCAGGCGCAGGCCGGCCTCTTGATGGCGCTGCACGAACGCTGCCCACTGCGCAGCGCTGTAGACCGGCTGCTCGTCAGCCGCCAGCACGCACAGGTGCAGCACCAGCGGCAGCACCTCGAGTGCGGCGCGCTGGGCTGCGTCTTCTTCAGCCTCGCCCGGCTGCGCCTCGCTGTAGCGCCGGCGCGTGGCGTCGAAGCGCGCGAGGCGCGGCATGTCCATGCCCCGCACCAGCACCGTGCCGCCGATCTCGGGCACGTCGACCTGCTCTTCGGGCAGCACCACCGGCGCGATGGCCTCGCGGCTGATCAGCATGCCGGCCCCTTCAGGTGGCGTAGGTGGTCGGGTCGCTGAAGAAGCTGACGCTGATCTCGCCGCGCAGCGTGCTGTCTTCCACCGTGGGCACCTGGCGCAGGCTCCAGTAGCCGTTGGCCACTAGGCGGCTGTTGTTGCTGAAGACCATGCGCAGAGCCACCGGCGTGGCGGCATCGCTGGCGGCCAGCACCGGCGCCCACCACGACAGCGCCGGGTCGTAGAACACGGGAAGCGTCACCTGCACCGGGGTGCGGGTGGTCGGGATCTGCTTCTGGATGGTGTCGGTGAGCGTGGTGATGTCGCTGAACTGCGGATCGCCACCGCTGACGCTGAGGCCGCTGGTGATCTGCGAGATCGACGTCCATGCCGTGATGCGGCGGATCGAGCCCGTGCCCGTGCCGGCCGGGTAGAACGTGGTCGACACGGTGTTGACGCCCTCGAAGGTGACGTCGTTGGTGGAGACCACGGCAGCGCGCACGATGCGGCCGTTGAGGCGGTCCCAGCCGCTGGTGACTTCGAGGAAGTCGCCCACCACCACACCGTGGCCGCCGGCCAGCGTGGCCACGGCCTGGGTGGCGTTGGTGATGGCCGTCATGTTGGACACCGAGCCGTACGTCGACGCGATGGCCACCTGGGTGCCGGTTGAACGAGTGATGGCCATGGTGTGGCGCTCCTTTTCAGCTCAAGATGACGCCCGGCGCAGCCGGGGCGACGAAGTAGGTGCACTGCAGCTGCAGCGTGATGCGGGCGTTGGCGGCCTCGCCGTCGCCCGTGGTCTCGCGGTTGATGCCGACGAGCTGCAGGCCGTGCGGCAGGGGCGGCGCGAAGAGCAGCGCCAGGCCAACCTCGGCCAGCGCGTGCATGGCGTCGTCGGCATCGGCCACGGCGCGCAGCGTGTACTGCACGTCGACGCCCAGCGTGTGCTGGTTGATGGCGTCACCGATGGTGGACTCCAGCACCTGCTCGTCGGCCGCGAACACGCGGGCGGCGGGCAGCTCGGCCTCATCCCAGGGCCAGGTGCGGCTGGTGCGCACGCCACCGGTGCCCAGCGCCTGCGGCGCCAGGCGCGCGGCCAGCGCGTCGACCACTTGAGCAGCTGCCAGCGCCATGGCTCAGGCCCGGGCCAGCACCAGGCGCTGCAGAAGGCCGTCGGGCGGCTCTTTCAGCACCTGGCGCACGGTGTAGGTGTCGACGCCCGAGACCAGCAGCTGCTGGCCGGGGGACGGGCCCACCGCCTGGGTGGGCTCGAGCAGGAAGGACGGCTGCTGTGTGACCGAGCTGAGCTCGTCGACACTCTCCAGATCGAGAATGCCCCGCACCGCAACGCCCGCCAGCACCGCAGTGCTGGCGAATGCGTCGAAGTAGGCGCTGAGGTTCTCGCCCTGCATGGCCGCTGCCTGCTGCGCCTGCTGCCGATCAGGTGGTGAGCGCGTCGACCATGGCCGAGAAGCTCTCGGCACGGCGCACGGCGATGTCCACGTCTTGCAGCGTGATCACGCGCACGGTGCCGGCGGTGCCGCCGGTGTAGGGGTCGACCATCAGGTCGAGGCCGCCCCACATGCCGATGATCAGGTCGGCGAAGTTGCCGAACAGGATGGCCGAGCAAACCGCGCCAGAGCTGCCCTTCACCAGGTTGCTGGGCACCGCGTTGGTGACTTCGGCGCGGTAGCCGTTGAGCGGCGTGGTGCCGGCTTCCCACAGGAACTGCGCCGTGGACGCAGCCTTCTCCACCGTCTTGAGGCGGCCACGCACGCGGGCGTTGGTGAGGTAGCCCAGGGTGCCGATGTCGGCGTTGTCTTGCGCGACCTCGGTCTCCAGCGCCACGATGTTGGCAAACGTGGGCACCAGGCCGTTGGTGCCACCCGCCACAGAGCCGATGCCCACGACGTTGAGGATGCCGCGCGGCTCGGCGCCCGAGCCCGAGCCGTTGATGCCGGCGCGCTGCAGCTCGAGTGCCAGCACGGTGGCCAGGTCTTGGCGCACGAAGGCCTCGACGTCCAGGCTCGACTGCAGCAGCAGCTTGCGGCTGATGTCGGTGAACGCGCCCATCGTTTTGGGCGACATCGTCACCTGGTCGAAGGCCTGCTGGCTTTCGGTGGGCGAGGCGTTTTCCGCCACCCAGAAAGCACCGCCGGCGCCGGTGGCGCGCGGGATGGCGATGTTGCCCGACAGGCCCGTGAGCATCTGCGTGCCCATGCCCATGAGCACCATGCGGTTGCGCAGCAGCTCGATGAAGTCACCAGCGCGCAGATCGGTGGCCACGGTGTTGCCGCCCATCGAGGCGGTGCCGACCAGCAGGTCGCGGCGCAGCACGTCGGTGGGCACCATGATGCCGCGCGAAGCCTTGCCCGACTTCTCGCTGGCGGCGCGGCCGACCTCGATCTCGAAGGCTGCCGCCTCTTGCGCGCTGCGGTGGCCGGGGTTGGCCAGGGCGTTGAGCGCGCGAACGAAGCTGAAGCGCTGCACTTCCTTCTGCGTGAGGCCGATGTCGGTGTTGGGCTTGGTGGCCTTGGCCAGGTGGGCCATGGCCTGGGCGCGGAACTCGTCGAGCGGGGTGCCCGCGCGCACGGCGGCCTGGGCCAGCTTGTCCACGCCCTGTGCGCGGAACTCTTCGCCGATGGCGATGATGGTGTCGACGCGGCCGCGCTCGGCGGTGGCGCCCTGCTGCCGCTCGGCGGCGGCGTCGATGACTGGATCGGACATGGTGGTAACTCCACGGGTGGCGGCCAGCGGTGCGCCGGCCTTGGGTTGGGTAGCGGGGCTGGCAGCACCAGCAGCTGCGGCGTCGGCACTGCGGCCGACACCGACGGTGGGATCGGCCGGCACGCTGACGAGAGAGACCTCGTAGGGCTCCCACGACTTCACGCGGTAGGTGCCGACACCGTCGCGCTCTTCCTCGAGCACGGCGTCGTGGATCACGTAGCCCACCGACACGTTGCGGCGGATGCCGTCGATCACGTCTTGGAAGACCTCATTGGCGCGCGCGCTTCTCCCGAAACGCACCACGGCGCGGGCCACCCGGTCCTTGCCGATCTGCACCTGTTCGATCACCCCGACCTGGTCGCGGCTGTCGTGATCCATCAGCAACGGGCCGCCCTTGGTGAGGCGGTCCATCTTGATGCTGCTGGCCTGGTGGTCGAGCACCTCGATGCCCCAGCCACGCTCGTATGGCTCTTCACTGCTGAAGGCCAGCGTGACGGTGCGCGCCTCTTCGTCGACCGCAGCGCGGTCGCCGCCGAGGCTTAGCGCGCGGGTTGCGCGTGTACCGGGTGCGTAGCGGGTTTCGAGGGCTTGACCATCCATGCCTGGCATGCTCGCCAGACACGCGGCCGCCGATAAGGCAAACGGCGGCCGCTGTCAGCCCAGCGCGCGGCAGAGGATCAGCGCCTCTTCCTCTTCGCGGTTGATGAACTCGCTGAAGTCAGGCGCAGGCGTGCTCAGCAGCGGCCGCCGGCGGCGCGGCAGGTTGGTGCCGCCGGCCATGGGGGGCGGCGGCGGGGCGGGCACTGCGCGCGGCTGCAGCAGCAGCAGGTAGTACAGCGGGAGCATGCTCAGGCGAAGTAGATGTCACCCACCACATCGCCCACCGCGGTGGCGGTGGCGTCAGCATCGGCCGAGCCGGTCACGACTGATCGGCTAATAGCCGTGCCGAAGGCGATGCCCAGAGGGAACGAACACACGGCCTTGTCGTTGGGCGGAATGCCGATCGTCTGCGCCACTGCAGCGCCCGCCGTGGCGCTGGCCACGTTGTGCAGCTTGACGTAGCGCCACGATGCCGTCGTGTTGCTCAAGCACCAGCCGTACACGCGGCCGGCTGCGGCCTTGATCTGCGCGACGTTGGTGGTGGCGGCGCTGACGATGTGGTGGCCGCTCATCGCGCCCGTGGCATTGGCCCGCACCTGCATGCCCATGTCGCCCACCAGGTTGGCACCGGCGGGCAGAGCCGCCATCGTGCCCTGGTTGACCGTGAGCGCGCCGCCCATCACCTGCACCGGCGTGGCGTTCGTCGCGGCCGGGTCGGCGCCGCTGATTCGCACCTTGTTTCGCGGCTGGTCTTCCACCGACAAGAAACCGATGGTGGCCGTGGTCGTGCTGGCCGGCGCCGTGCTGCCGTTCTGGATCACCAGGAACAGGTACAGGCTGACATCCTCGTCGGGGATGTTCGTGATTCGGCTGGCGCGCGCCGTCCATTGGAAGCCCGTGTTGCTGGCCGCCAGCGCGTCGGCGTAGCCCATAGACATGACATCGGTGCCGATCTGCCCGACGTGGCCCGGCGATGCGGTGGTGTTGATCGTCGCCGTGGTGTTGCCGCTGGCCCAGCCGCGGCGCTGCGCGTCGATCAGGGCATTGGTGGCCGTGGTGCCGGAATACTCGGCGGCCATCCAGTTGAAGCCGTACAGCGTGAGCGTGCCGCTGCCGCTGGCAGGCCAGCCGGCCACGGTGAACGTGACGGTGAGGCCCGACACGCTGGCGATGGCCCAGCGCCCGGGGATGCCCACGCTCGACAGCACCGCTAGGCGCAACGACTGGCCAACGTTCGCAGCGGTGAAGGGGTTGGCCGTCGGGAAGGTGACGGTGACGCTGGTGGCGCTGTTGATCGTGTAGGCCAGGCCGTCGCCGACGAGATCAGCCAGCTCGACGCGGAAGGTCTGGTTGGCAATGCGCTGCGACAAGATCAGCTGATACCTGGCCAGCATGGCGCCGCGGAAGACGTCGACCGAGCGGAACACCGTCTCCGAATTGATGGTGGTGCCGGTCGTCACGACGAGGTTGCCGCCGGACTGGCTGACCACCATGCCGGCGCCGGTTTTCAGCAGCGACAGCTCGGCCGCGGCAGAGCCCTGCAAGCCCGAGCCCACCTCGGCGAAGCCCACGCGCCAGAAAAACGGGCTCACCTGGCTCACGGGCACGCCGCCGTTGCTCTGGGCCGGCTGCTTGTTGTTCATCGACTGCACGGCATCGCGCACAGCGGTGAGCAGCAGGTTGGCCGCGGTCAGCGTGGCATCGTCGGCCGCCTTGAACGGCTCGCCGGTGCCCGGGTCGGACGGCAGATAGGCCCCGTGGTGCTGGCCGCCGATCAGGTGCGTGGCAATGTCGACTAGCGCGTCGTTGCCGTCTTTGGCTGGAATGGCCGACATGGCTTAGACCTCGGTGGTGGTGCTGCTGCTGATGCGGCCAGCGCTATCGCGCTCGATGCGCGTGGTGCTGGTGCGGGCCGGCATCTCCAGCGCCACGTTGATGGCCGGTGCCGGCATCTGCGCCTCGAGGTTGACCTGCGGCGCGGCCACGTCCACCTGCACGGCGGCGGGCTGCACTTCGTTCACCACCGTCACGGCGGCCGGCGCCACGTTGACCACCGGCGCGGCCACGTTGATCACCGGCGCAGGGGCCGGCGCCTCGACGCGCAGCGCGAGCTCGACTGTCTTGCCTTCGGCCACGTAGCCGCGCGTCATGCGCATGGCGTTCTCCACGTCGGGGTTGCCGGCCACGGCCGGCTGGGCAGCGCGCCGGCGGGCGGCGGGCTGGTCGTCTTCGGGGTCGTCGGCGTCGTCGTCA